ATTCCATAGACATAAACCCGAAAACTACGAAGAATTTCCAATTGAAATAGACCATATTTGGGAAACCAATGAGTTAAAAATTGATGAAATTCTTAAAGGTGCAAGAAAAATACATATATTACATGGTCATTACACCCCAACCACCGCAGTTCACAATAATTTAGAAAGGATTGATTCTATTGTGTTTCATAATCTTACAAAAGTGTCTTTAATGGCACAAATGGGAAAAGATGAATATTTACATTGGTATGGTAATTGGGAATATGAATCTGAATTAATAAACAAAATTAAAAATAAAATTTGGGTAGGGTTATACCATTTTCCATATCAAACGGAAAATTTATATCACATACCAAATAATTATACATTTACACAAAACAAAGAACTTTCAAACTCAATTGAATTAGGATACGCAGCTAGAGTTGAAGGTAGAAAAAATGTTGAATATATGGATGGGTTAGGTGGATATATTTCTACTAATTCAGAAACATTTAATAAATATTACCGAAAGAAATATGGTTTTAAATTTGAAAAATCAAAAATTTATAAGTTTAATTACACATTTAAAGAAAGGTTCTATGAACTTGATTGGGGAATCTCTCATTCTTGCTTTCAGCACGAACCCTTCGGATACGGAATATTTGAGGCAGTTGATTACGGAAAACTTCCCATACTACATGAGAATTGGCATGTTCCACTTGACTATAAATACAAAGCTAGTGATGCGGAAACATTTAAGAAAACCTACAAAACAATTTGTGAGGATAATTACGAAACACGTAAAACAGAACATCAAAAACTAAAAGATTGGATGATTAAAAACTTTTCTAATAAAGATGAGTGGAAAGAAAAACTTTTAGATATTTATAACGGAGAATAACACATACTAATATGCCAAAAACTAATTTATCTTTAGGAAACTTATTTAAAGCAACATCAGGCTCAGATAGACTTTCAGCACCTTCATCATTAAATGCAAGAAATGCATCCGCAGGAACTTCAATTTCTATCGGAGCATTTGCAATTGATTCGGTAACACTAACTCCGCCAACTTTTACATATATTGTAGAATCCACATCTGAAAATGCAACATTTACATTTGGAAGTGCTGGTACTGCACATACTGCAAGAGTTGCTAGTATATCTCAAAACTATACAGTATCATTTAATAATGCAAACTTTACAGTTGGTGGTGCAACATTAGGAGCAACTTCAACGTTTCCTGTAACACCCGCAGCAATTGCAGCATCAAACTATTCCGAAGCTAGTTCAGTATTATCAATGATTTATAACGATAATTTTAATACTGCGGCAACAAACTATAATACTGCAACTACAAAAACATTATACGCAGTTGATGTTTATAATACAATTAACCAACCTGATTTTTGTTTATTATTTGGTACAAAGATAACTTTAGCAAATGGAAACGAAATAAATATTGAAGATTTAAACGTAGGCGATGAAATAAAAGCCTGGGTTCCAACAGGATTACCTGATGAAACCTTTGATGGCACTGATACGGGAGAAACTGAATGGAGATTTTTTAATCAAACAGACATAGTAGGTAATATCCAAAATGTAACTGTTTCTGATTTAACATTTAATTTTGCATCTGGATATTTTTCTCTTAACGATGGTTTAATAAATGCAACAGGAACTCACCCATTATTTGTTTGGGATAATGAAATTGAAAAATATAAATTCAAAAATGTAGATAATATCTTACCTGGAGATAGAGTAATAATGCAAGATGAAACAGAAGTTGAAATTACAAATATAGAAATAGTAACAGCTGATGTAGAAATTGTAACTGTAAATGTGGAAAACGCCGATGTATACATTTCAAATGGTTTAATTTCACATAATAAAGGAACAACAACACAACCACATATACCAGCATCAGGTTTAAGAATGTATTTAGAACCTGCTAAAACTGCATCATTTGCAGCAGGAACACTACCCGCAACTGGTACGCCAGCAGTGGATGTATTAGATATGAGTGGATATGGAACAGGTGTTAGAGCTGGTGCACAATTTCCTTTATCATTAGCAAGTGGTAATCCATCGTATAATAGTGGTGCAAGTAGAAAAGAAAGATATTACTCATTTAACGGAACATCAAACTTATTTTATAAAGATACTACATCAAATATTAATGGAGGTATAACTCAATTTAACACTAATACAGGTACTATTCACGTTTGGGTAAGACCTACAACAACATTGGGTACGGGTACAAGACACATTTTTGACTATGGTGGGCATTATGGTTTAGCAATTGAATCAACTGATAGTTCTACTTTAAATAGAGTTAAATTCTATGGTAGTACATTAGGAAATAGTGCACAATTAACAACTTCATTATCATCAAACGTTTGGTATATGATTTCAGCAGCATTTCAACCATCTGGAACTGTAACGGTTTATGTAGATGGTGTATCGGTAGGAACATTTACCGCAGCAGCATTTACTGCACCTGCATCTACAAACTATGTAACAATAGGTTCAAATAGTGCAAGAACAACATTTTGGAATGGACAAATAGGACCAGTATTGTTCTATAACACATTACAAACTTTGGCTTTAGTAGACCAAGTATATGATTATTTCTCTCCTAACTACAAATAATAATTTGTTGTTTTGAAATAAAAAATTATATTTATAATAAGAAAATTAAAATTATTAAAATAAATAATTACAATGGCAGACAAAATAGTATCACCAGGCGTATTTACAAAAGAAAACGACCTATCATTTTTACAACAAGGTGTAGCTGATATTGGTGCAGCATTTATAGGCCCTTTCAAAGAAGGACCATTAGTACCAACAATCGTAAATTCACAATCTGATTTCGTACAATTATTCGGGTCAGTTGATGACACGTATTATACTCCGTTAGCAGTACAAAATTATTTAAGAGAAGCAGGAACTGCAACTATTTGTAGAGTAGCTGGAAAAATGGGTTATACCGAAAAAGCTCCTTTATTATTAATAGCATCATCGGGTTCACAATCTGGAGCATTGGGTGTATTATTTAATACATCAGGAAGTGCAATTGGATTTACAGGAACAACTACTTCTGATAGAGATGGTAGTGGCGATTTTTCAATGTTATTAAGTGGTAGTGGTATAGTTGCAACTGGATATAGTGCATCTTTAGAATTATTAGATGATAATAATATCGAATCGGTATTTGGTACATCTCCATACGGTTCAAAAAGAGCTTACTCATACGCATTTTTTAAAGAAAACGGATTTTTATTTAATACAGGCTCATATACATTATCTAATTCAAACGGATTAGGTGTTGGAGCATATACATCTTCATTTGCAGCAAATATAAGTGCAAGTGCAGTTGTATTACCTAATCAAAAATTTAGTGGTTCTTACGGAACTGGTGAAGCTTGTGAAGCTCTTACCCCATATATACAATCTCAATTAATTTCAGGTGATAGATATGATTTATTCCAATTTGAAACAATCACTGCAGGAAACGCAGCAAATACTAAAATAAAAGTTGGTATTTCAAATGTAAAAGCAGCTGGTACAACAAACGGAACTGATTATGGTACATTTACTGTTATTGTTAGAGATTTTAATGATACTGATAAGAAAAAGATAGTATTAGAAACTTATTCAAATGTAAATTTAGACCCTAATTCTCCTAATTTTATTAGTAGAGTAATTGGTGATAGAAAATTATCTATCAATTCCGAAGGCAAAATAACTGAAAGTGGTGATTGGGTTAATAATTCAAAATATATTAGAATTGCTAATTTATATACAACCGCTCCAGTACAAGCCGTTCCTTTTGGACATGGTGCATATCAATTACCTGTAAACGCAGGAGATTATGACCTTCTTATTCCAAGAGTAACATTCTCAACGGATTCAGTAGTAGATTCTTCTAAATATAGTGGTATTGATTTGGATAATAATGCAGATAACAAAATCTATATGAAGCCAGTTCCTGTAAGTGCAGGTAATGGTTTTAACGCTGTATTCTCATTAGATACTATTTGTGGATTGACATTATCATCAACAACATCTACTGAAATTGCAAAAAGACAATTTATTGTAGGATTTCAAGAAGGTTTTGATGGATACGCTCCAAACACAAACGCAGCGGATATTGAACCATCAACTGCAGCAGGTATATTAGCATACGGAAAACATATCTCAGCATTATCAAACGCTGATGAATATGATATTAATATGGTAGTTGCACCTCATGTTAATAGAGCAGACCATTCATCGGTATTTACTTCAATATTGGATATGGTAGAAGAAAGAGCAGATGCATTCTTCATAGCAGATGCAGGTAACGCTACAACTTCTTTATCGGCAACTATAACACAAGCACAATCAGTAGATTCTAACTACGCAGCGGTTTACTACCCTTGGATTAAAACAATCGATGTAAACACAAACAAACTTATCACAGTACCACCATCTGTATTGTTACCAGGAGTATTCGCATCAAACGATAGAGTAGCAGCTGAATGGTTCGCACCAGCCGGTTTGAATAGAGGTGGTTTGACGGGAGCAGTTAGTGTATTGAATAGATTAACTCAAACTGAAAAAGATACATTATACGAAGCTAAAGTAAACCCAATCGTTCAGTTCC